ACCTTGTTGTTCTCTTAGCTTTTCCAATGTCGGGGTTATTTAGCTGCTCCAATGTTACCGTGATGTTACCGTTATTTAATAACTCACTGAAGAGTTTGGCGGGGTCGCGTTTAAAACGCGGAAGGGTGAACCCTTACCGCACGGGGGTTTCGCAAAATCAAAACAGGTAGCAATGCTCAACGAACAGCAAGCCCCGTCACTGCGGCTATGGCTGAGGAGTATTGATCTACTCCCCTAGCCGCTTCTCTATCAGCAAGATACATGGCAGTAAGGCTATCAACAGTGACATTGTGACGCTCTTGGTGGCCTTTCTGTAGCTCTGCCAATCTCGTTGTGATTTAGCTCTTTTTTCTGCCTGAACTTATTTTTTTATAGCACTCCGAAAAACTCATGCTGAAACAGCCCAATGACTGGAGTTTAGGGTGGGTTTTTAGATTTATATGCCCCAACCTTCCCGTAACCTTCCCGTTCTCTTAGATGCTCCAATGTGGCCCCAATGTGGCCCTTCTTTAAAATCTTCTTGGCATTACCGTTCTATTACCGTTCTATTACCGTTCTCTTAGACGGCTCCAATGTTGCCGTTCTAACCTCATGGGAATCACCACTAACGTTATCCTTCTTGAGCAAGTGATTTATTTTAATGTCCACAAATTTAATGCCCCGTGACCTTGCCGTAACCTTTCCCTAATCTTGCCCTAATCTTGCCCTTGCCGTAACCTTCCCGTCATACGCGCGTAGTGATGTCTGTTAAATCGTCTTTTCCCTTTTAAAGGTGTCGGATTTGTCGGATTTTCTTCCCTTAGCTTTTACGGTATGGGCGGTCAATGTTAGTAAAATGTCAGTATTCTTGAGCCGATAAACGCTTCAAATCAACCCGTAAGCCTTCGCAGTTATTGCGACAAAAGACCAAGCTGATCAATGCACCTTTGGCTGTATCATGTGAGGGTCAATGCCTGCACTTTCCAAAACCTTGTAAGCATGTTCTCTTTTCTCTTCCAGCGTTTTGGTATGGTGAACCTTGTCCGTAATTAGCCCGTGCAATTTAGCTTTACCCAATATTCCTGCAATCATAGCTGCGGGTTTTACTTCCTCCTTAGCTAGCTTAATGGCCGTATCAAGTTCATTTGTAATCGAGTAAACAGTGACATTGTGACGCTCTTAGTGGCCTTTCTGTAATTCGGCTAACCTTGCCGTAACCTTGCCGTTATTTAATAATTCACTAGCCTTTACCTTTATTGTGGCAGGCTTCATATTTTCAGCATCATAATTCAGCCGATAAGCCTCGCTAGCATTACCCGTCTCTATGTACGATAAGCAAAACCCCTCTTGCTTTGGTGTGAGTTTACTCATGCCATCACCGTCACATTTTGATAATCGCCCATAACACTGCTAGTGCGCTTCCAGCCACGTTTCTCTGCCTCCGCTTCTAACCTGCTCAGATCATCAATGCCAAACTCTTGCTTAATCTCTTGCTTTTCTGCCAAGCCTAAATCACGGGCGATAATATTGGATTCAAATAATCCAGTAGCTGCACCTTCAAACTTATTAATATAAATCACATCACACACGCGCGTAGTGACCCCGATAAAACCTTGCCTTAATTTGTATTCGTTCAGTGTATTACGGTTTATACCAAGAAAAACACAAAGACCTTTTTCAGTCATTGGGCGGATTATTTCAACGGGTTTATCAAAAACTCTACCTTTATAAAATGTCGCCTTTAATGGATTCGCCTCTACCCACTCAAAATACTCTACACAAGCATCCCATAATTCATCTGAGTTCTTAAATATAAGTTTGCGGCCGTGCGAATTTCTACTTTTCCATGCCTTATTTCCTAGTTGGAATTGATAGCTTGGTTTATCTTCACTCATGTTGTCACCGTCTAGTTTTAGTTAACTTACTCATTTTAAACCTACCCTGTAAAATCTTAGGGTAATCTTAGGGTCATTCACAAGTTGTTTTGATCGGTCAATCTTGCCCTAATCTTGCCCTCTTTTGTACTCCAAAGTCGCCGTATGGGTTAGGCATTATTTGCTATCAACCTTGAGGTAATCTTGCCCTTCAATAAAACGGCGAGCCTAATCCCCGCAGAAAGCTAGATTATTAATCAATGTATCGTAGCTTGGGGGTGTATTTTTGCTAGTGTCTCGGTTGGAAAATCCCTACCACTGTACTTTATCTTTATATCCATCAATTCGATGCCAAGCCTAACTGTTCGCAAGTCTAATAGTTCGTCCACTGCCCTTTCAATAGACGCATTACTCATATGGTCAGCATAATAATGGATTCTATAGGCTTGAATGGCATTGCCACTTTCCGCGAAGCTACGTACAAAACCTTCTTGTTCTAAGGTTAGCGGCTCATTGTTTTCAAAGATTTTACGCAATGCCCACAATGCCTTATACATTTTATTCTTCCCTAAGCTGGCTTTGACCCGATATGGCCATTAAACGAAAGGCGTTGATAGCTGTGTTGGAATAACCCCCCAATTCACGAGCAACGTCCACACTTGGGTTTAATACATGGCTTAAAACTGTACGCTGATTTGAACCTTCCAACACATCACCCATTTTTTCTACACCTACCCTGCTTACTCTTAAAAACGGGCCTAAATTCCAAAAACTAAATTTTGCTAATTTGTGCAGTGTGTTGGAAACATGAGCACCAGAAGGAGTTTCTACACCATTTTGTAATACAGTTAAGTCTCTTGATACGCGCCCTAGTTGACGTATCCGCGCCAATTCCGAGGGACCAAAAATAGTCTTTAATGTGGGGTCGCCTATCTTCTTTAGGGCTTTATTAAAGTTAGCACCACTAAACTTCATTTCTCCACTGGCTGTTTTACCTGTAGTTACGCCCTTACCGATTAATTCCGCAGCGGCAGTGGCTTTAAAATCATTCCATGTGTCATTATGCCCACCTTTGAGAAGGGCTTTCTTAACAGCTTGAGTGGCTTCTAAGCGCGACCTTGTACCCATGATCTGGTCATAAATTACACTAGGATGTATCTCGTCCGTGTCGGTTCCTTTCTTCTTACTAACTATTTTCTGAATAATGTCTTTAGCTGAATACGTTTTTTTATAATCTATGAACGCTTTTCTAGCTTTATTAAACGCTGCAATAGATGACGCGCTCATATCATTAGTGACTTCTAGCGTTGCCAATGTTTCATCTATGGCATTGATAATGGGTCGTGCTGCTCTTTGATTCTTGGGTTTAGTTTCATCTATAACTGCATTAATATTTTTTCTTAGCTTCTGAATGCTGGCCGTGGTGAGTGGTTTTATTCTAGTCGCATCAGTGACAAGGTTTGGTTCTAATACTCCGTATAATTCAAGCTGCGTCTGAATGGGTTTAAACTGTTTTTCTATGTCGGGGTCATTCTCAAAAATATTCTGTTGATTATAAAATTCTTCTGCTATGCCTTTTTGATCCACGGGGATACCGCCCCCTGTCAATTCATCAGCATGTTTGTATAGTTGGCCTACATTATCCCGATCCATTCTTTTTGACGATCTTAGACCTTCCTGTATAGATGCGCCTAAGCTCAACTTATCTGGTTCACCCATGCTTTGCACTGTATTTTCACCAGCCTCAATAAGCTGGATATTTTGCCGCCCTCTCACGTCTCTTAGGGTATTCGCTGCTTTTGAATTAGTGTTTCGGGATAAATTATACTCTGCGGTTTGATCATCGAATGTCTGTGAAATGTCGCCCTTGGTTAGTTCAGTAACGCCTAACTCTCTCGCTTCTGCTTTCCGTATGGCCTGTTTAACATCAGAACCTTGAGGCAATGTATTGATCTCGTTTTGTATATGCTCTGATAAAAGTTCCTCACTAATACCTTCTTTATCAAAATAGCCCTGCGCTTCTGGTTTTAGCGTACCATCGGCATTAAATAAATTGTTAGGTACTTTCTTGCCCACCTTTGCTGCTGCGGTACGCACTAATCGTACCATTGCTTCACCGCCATAATGCCCTACTAAACCTGCAATTCCACCAAAAGCAGTATTTTCTCCAAACTCTTTTAATGTTCCTTTTTCTCCATATTGCGCCCCTCCTATGGCTAACCCAGTTCCAATAATTCCAGGTATTTTAGTCGCAGGTAATGGCATTGCTGCGATTTCTCCCACAACTTCACCAATACCTGTTGTAATCGGGGACGCTTCACGTGTGGCTGCACCTTGTTTCTCAGATACACGGTGCATTAAATCCATGTCTTTGAGAAAATCATCTACATCAACACCAGCCATTTGCAAGGCTTGTGCCCCCCTTTGTGCTACTCCTAGCCCCATTTTTGCAACACCATGTCGAAAGCCCTCACCTAAAGAACCAAAAACATTGTCTTCTTGTGGGTAGTCTAAAGTTGCGAGTAATTCAGGGTTAAGGCTACCATTAGGCAAACTAGGTTGTTGGGCACCTTGTTTAGATTGCAATTCAGTTTGTATGGCTCGCCTTTGTTCATTTAGGGTGTTGAATTGCCTTTGTTCTTTTCGTTTAAAATCTTCAAAATGGGTCTGTGCTGGTGCTGGTTGAGTTAAATTGTTTGGTGAAGCCACGGGTGCTGGTTGGTTATTCTGCACCTGTGTTTGTGACAACGCTTGTCTGCGGTTTAGTTCAGCTTGTACAGCCTCTCTTGCTTGTTGCGTGTTCATTGTGTTTGTTCCAAAAACATTTGCATTTCTTCAATAGACATATTATTTATATCTTCCTGAGTCATAGAATTTACAATATTTTCCGAGCTGTCTTCCTCTGGCCCTAATAACTGTTCTTTCTTTACACCATAGCCTTTGCCAATGTTGACAAACATTCTCACCGTCTTTTCATTATTAGATTCAGCACTTTTATAAAGGTTTCCGCTTTGTCTTAAGATGTCTTCCCGTTGGGGAACAGTCAAACTTTTACCGCTTAATACTTTTTCATACTGACCTTTTAATCGTTCGGGTACACTGGTGGCGGCCTCCACTGAATCATATTCTTCAGTACGCACCGTTGATGTGGGATCAAGCATATTTATAAAGTTAAATATTAATCCCATGTCGCCAATAGGTGTCGGCTCTAAAGACCCAATACGGTTATAAGCTGCTTCCACCTTTTTAAAATCTTTGCTAGCAGAGGCAATTTCACCACGTATCTTCTTCGCTCTGTCAAAGTTGTTGTTCATGGCATCAGTCTCAGCCTTGACCTGTGCTGCTTTAGCCTTGAGCTGTGCTGCTTTCTCAGTGGCATTAGCCTTGACCTGTGAGGCTTTTAAATTGGCATTAGCCTCGACCCTTGCTGCTTCTACAGTGTCTTTAGCCTCTTCTTGCCTCACCCATTCCTCTATTCTTTCTGCTGGAGTTAAGGCGGCCATTTGAATAGCCTGTAATGCCTCGTCCTGATCTTCTGGTGTATCACCAATAAGGCTTAACGTATGCTGTGGATCACGCCCCTGAGCCTTTAATTTTGAGGCTCTATCCATTATCGCAGCTTCACGTTGCTCATTGGGTGTATTGGAAAGCTCAAAAGCAAAGGTCGCCATCTCGTCCTTTTGTGATTGCGTAACAGCGCCTAAAGCATCAAAGGTCGTTAGTGCTAATTCGGGGTCTAATTCAACCATACTCGCCCTTGTCTGGTTATAATCTAGTCCTGCACTCGCCTGAGTAAAGGCTTTGCCTGACAAAGCGTTTAATTGCTGTGTTCTTTTCGCCTGAGTTTTCGCTTGATCTAGCTTGTCTGTATATTGCTTCGCTAGTAACTGCTGATTTAACTGGCTGCTTTGTATCTGGTCTACATTTTTCAATATGCCCATTAATTGCGGGTTCTTGGCAACTGTACTACCGCCGTGTATGTTTGCTAGTGTTGGCATAAAATAAACTCCTGTTGCTTACCTAATAAAGGATTTAAGGTTAACTCTTGCCTAATAAAGGATTTAAGATTGGGCCAAATACTTTTCCAGCTACACCACCAGCTACCGCGCCAAAAATATCACCTAACAGTTGATTGTTTTGTGTGTCTCTAGCTGCGGTTGCCTGTTTCTGACCGAGAATGCCCGAAGCTCTGGCCTGTCCTCCTGCCTGATATAAATTAGCAACTTGTCCAGCTTTGTTTGCTCCTAACAACGCTTGATTATTCACTGCATTCTGTCCTTGCCCTGATAGTCCAGCTAGTCGATTTTGATAATCCCCAAACTGTTGCTGTGCTATTCCTGCTGCTTGCTCTTGTAACGCAGTACGAACATTGCCCCCGCCTAAATTACCCGTTGCAGCCGCATTGCGCAGCAAGGTGCGCTCCTGTCGTCCTCGCAAGAATTTTTGCCCCGCCGATTCTTGAAACTGCGACATTGCTTGCTGCTGTTAATCAACACCGCTAAGACCCAATAACGCTTGCTGTTGGGTTATGGCCTTTTGCCCCGCTTGCATATACGGTTGTGAGTC